CGAATCTTGAAAGTCGTCGGCAGTCCTGGTGGCCCATACAAGTCGAGCACAGAGCTGCCGTCCACGGTATTCGTGACCTCGGCCACGAGTGACGAATTCGTGGCAAGCACGGTGTAAAGTAATTTCGCGCTATCTACCTGACTCATCTACTTCTTCTTTCGTGGACGCTTCACGCTCGGTGTCCGTGGCGGCTTGGGCGCTTTGATGATTGGCGCTACCCTGTCCCTGGACTTGGCAAGCACTTCCTTCTGTGCGTTGAGCCGCGCCTGTGCTTCGCGTCGTTGGGCTTCACTCTCTGCGCGTGCCCGATTTCGTTCCTTATCCCGTGAAGCTTGTATCCGTGCCTGCTCTCGCTCGTAGTCCGATACCACCCTGCTTACGCTGATCTTCGAGCGACGTTCTTGTTCACTGTCGCGCTGCACCTTCGGTGCCTTCTTGGAATCAAATGCCTTATCGCGCTTCTGTCGCGCAATGCGTTCATCGTTCGCGCTATGAGCACGCTTCAGTTCTGGGCCAAGCTCGGATGTATCCTTTGGTCGGCCACCCTTCAGACGTAATCCCTCGCGATGCCGCCGCTTGGCTGTTGCACTAAACCTTGGTTCCCATTTGGGTGGAATCTCTGGCGATTCGGTCGGGGCATTCGCCTTCGCGATATCAGCTGCCCACCGTTTTGCGGCATCCGCCCATGAATCCAGATCGTCACCTTTGACGATTCGGTCTTCATCAAAATCCTGCATCTGGGTACGGAAGGTCTCCGCTGCCAGCTTGGGAAGACGGCTTAATGCGCCCAGGAATGCGGGCTTGAGCCATGGATAGCGATAGAAATTGTTCTTCTTGGTGCGCCAGCCGACTTCCAGGTAGGTGCCATACTCACTATCAGTGAAAATGGTGCCTTCGGTTAAGAATCCTTGCAACCAGATCGCATCTTGCACCGAGCGGGCCAGGTCGCCGGTATCCTCATGATCGGTAAGATGCGGATGCGGCCCTGGGCCTTCGCCCTTCGCGACATTCTTCTGAGCATCTTCCTTGGCTTTGCGAAGCACCGAACGCATCGCCGTCTCGGTCGCGCCTGGTGCTTTTTTCGCAAACCCCTTCGCACGACTATTGATTTGTAGTGTGCCACTGAATCGCAGCAAGCGCTTGTCGGCCACGCTAGTTCACCTTGAGGAGACGCAGCTGAAAATGATGCTGTTCGCCTGCCATGAGTTTGATATTCTGAATGTCGAATGGCCCGCTATCCACCACCTCAAGGTCGATAGTACGGATATTTACCACCCGGTAGATAGTCGCATTCTTCGGGATTTTTAGATCGACGGGGATATAATCATAGGGCACATAGCAGATAAAGTCCGACGTGACCTCCCCCTCCCGCTGATTGCTCTCGACTTCCTCACTACTGAGGGTTCGTACCCGCGTACGTACATCGCTAAACGTCTCGGCCACCGTGTCACGACTGGTCGTGTTATGGCCGTAGCTGCTTGATGAAACGGTGCCCTTTTGCATGCGCTCGAAGTCCACATAATGTCGCATCAAGTCGAGGAATACGGGATCGGTCATGGCGCAACATCCTTATTCGTCGTGGCAAATCGGCGCTTCACGTAGTAATCCAGATAATTCCCCGCCTCATTCGGTGGCCCATTCCGCAGGACATCCAACACGCTTGAATAACTCACACTATAATCACCAATTGTCGTAGACTTCACCCCAGCAAGCTTGCCGACCTTGAGGAGATAGGTGATCCAAGCAGTGCAACCGTCCACAATATTCTCGGGCGTTTCTCCATCCTCAAGAAAGCCCCATGATCCCACCACCGAGATGCACTGCTGGTTCGTGGTTGGTGCCCAGCGAAAGGTTGCGCTCCCTGAGCGATTAATCTCAAGCCATTGGTATGGAGGGCCGATCATCGGGTATTTGAAAATGGTCGATACATCTAAAAGTGTCCCATCTCCATTCGTAATCGACGTAAGTGATTGGAGATCGCCCCGCAACCAGAGTTTCCATTCGCCTTGGTAGTCGTACACCTCCGTCGCGGTCTTCGGATAGAAGAAGCGATGGCAATACGTGTCGATATGGCGGCTGACATGGGGGATGAGTCGGGCTATCACCGAATCACGACTCGTGTCGTCAATCGGAATTTCTGCCGCAATCTTCGCATCGGCTAATGTGCAATAGGAACTCGATGTACTCATGATGTGTCCTTACGGATGAAAGACTTGGAGTTGCGGGTCAAGCCAGAGTTTATAGCCCTTGGCGTGAATGTCACGCCCAAAGCCAACGATGCCTTCATCAGCCGGATTGAAACGGCAATTCCTGGCTACCTCGCCCTTCATGGCGATGCACGAACCTGCGCTATCAATCTCGGTCAGTTTCAGACCAACCCCTGGATGATACGGGCGTGGGCCTTGGAAGCGCTGTCCGTCCTTCCTGTGGCCCCAGGTGTCGTAGAATTGCCCCGTCTGCTGATGGATACAGAGTGGGGCGATTGCGTCGATATCGGACGAAGCGTCCAGGTGCCCGAGTAGGTATTGCATGGTATCCGCATCCCAGAACAGATCACTCTCCACATAGAGCAGATAGGTATCTTCCAGTTCAACAGCCTCAAGGATCTTGTCGCAAACAAACGAGATATTCCGCCAGCGCTGTGTGTTCTCAATTGATCCAAAGACTGGGCCACCATGTTCGGCTTTGAAAATGGTGAGCTTGCTGTCCTTGGCGATATATGTGATCCGGCCCATGACATAGGCGAGACGGGCATTCAGTTTCTCCCATGTGTCATCAGACGAGTCACCTTCCGCAGCAATCAGGTGAATGTCATAGCCACGACCAACGAGCCAGCCGGTCAGATCGGCTATTTGTCCAGCATAGTGGTCAATGTAACTGGACGAATTTCGGAACATGGAAGCAATTGCGATTCGTGGCATCAGTGTGCCATCCTTTCTTACTCTGCTGCGTCTCGAAATACCTTACTGATCTCATCATTGAACTTGTCCCACCACTTGGGGAACTTGTTCGCGCCCTTCACTTGGTAGACGCTTTGCATGAACATGGCAAGGTGATTTCGCGTATTAAATCCCGTAAAATACCACTGCTGCACATCCTTGTCGGTCTTCAGTGAGGTGAGGCACGTCGCAGCTTCCTGGACATCAGGATGATTAACCCCCTGAAGAACGATGATGGTCTCATGTCCTGGTTCAGCATGCGTCATCGGAAGCACGCCCTCAAGATCCTTGAGCGGTTGCCCGTCCTGCTTCCAGCCATCAATGAAGACCAGATCGAACGCACCTTCAGGTGGCAGGGATGCGAGAATCGCTGGCGATTCACCAGAGAGTAGTCGTACCTTCGCATCCACACTACAGGCTTCCATGTTGAGAAGGAATTGTACGTCGAGATCGCCATTCCTCCCATCCGACATACCACGAGCGGTCTCCTGGAAGCTGTCCACGCAGATGAGGTCGCCACCTTCGGGGAGCGCAAGTGCCATATGGGCAGCTGTCCAGCCCATGGCCGTACCAATCTCAAGGACATGATTCGGCTTTGCGTGCCTCACAATCAGATTGAGGATGGTCGCTTCTTTCCAGGTCGCACAGGTTGGCCCAGTGAAAGAAAGGTCGCGGTACGCTGGCTCGATCTCGTTTGACACCGCGATTAACCCAGGGATGCGGTTGAGTACGTGGGCGGAAACCGACCCAGGAGTCCGCATCAGTGCAATATTCCGACCGTAGGTGTAGTTCATTATGCAAGTCCTTGAATATGGCGCTTATAGGAAGCCCAGTCGCCAAAGTCCTGGTAGTCCTGGATAGCGAATGTGTGGCACCCGAATGCGTAGAGCGCCGCATTGAACGCTTCGTCGTAATCGGCGTAGTGTCGCTCCCGCCAAAGATCGATCACATCTTTGTTCCAGTAGGCGCATCCCCAGGCTTGTTGGGGTGTTTGCACGATCCCCCCCGGTTTTGTAATGATAACACCATTCACGAGGATACTAAACCGGGATGGTTCATTCGTAACAAAGGTGCCAAGTGCGAATGGCGTATCAGGAACAGGTTGGTCAATCGTAAAGAGTGTATCAGGAAGGACAAGGATACTTTCTTCCCAGAAGTGAAAGGACTCCCGAATAGCTCCCCATAGTCCACGGCTACTACTCACCAATAATGAGTCGTTGTTTGCCAGGAACCGTTCATGGAGTGCAGCCTTCTCGGAACTCGTTACAATGACGCAGCGACGGGCACCCATAGCCCGCGCACGATCCATAGCCGAACTCAACAGGAATTGATCGTTACCAACAGGCAACATATCCTTATGGATACCCATAAAGCGCGTTGCTTTTCCTCCTGCTGGTATGACTGCAATCATTTTGCTGTCCGTGGCCGACCAGTCGGCTTCTTCTTGGGCGCAACATCCACAGAACCTTCCGGTTCTTGGGAGTCGGCAATGTCGAGTTCCAGGCCCAGTGAGGCGAACTGCTGCCGCAGACCGGAAATGTCACGCTCTTGCATCTCACTCGCAAGGCAGGCGAGTCCATGGCCTTGGAGATGTTGCAGGTAGCACTCGTGTGTGACTGCGGTTTCTCCCATATGAATAAGACCGAGCGAACGATGCTCCGGGTTATTAAGTACCACACCTTCTTCGGCTAAGACAAAGACTTCAATGGCACCTGGAAGTTCCAATGCAGTATTCATGTGTTCTCTCCTAATGAGAATCGTCCCTTACGCGCAAGTAGGGTTAATGCCAAACGAGACGAGCGGTGCGGGACTTTCTTGCGGTTTTCCCAATCGGTGACGGTTGGACGCCGCATTGTCAATTCTTCAGCCAGTCGTTCTTGCGAGAATCCCAAATGACACCGCAGCTTATAGATTTGCTCAGGTGTCCATTGAGGCAATGCTTGCGTTGTATCGCGCAACACGGACTGTCGTTTCATAGTCGTTATTCTAGCATACTAATAGTTCAGTGCGAGGTAGATGGATACAATGACGGCGACAGTCAGGACGATTTCGACTGCACGGCGTTCCCACACACCAATTTTCCGTTCTTTTGTCTGAGCCTTACGCCATTCATCAGTGACGGCACGATCTTCAAGGATCATATGTTCGAGATACCGCCACATCGTCCCGATCTGATCCTTCATGTCGTGGACACTTAGTCGAAGAACATCGATTGAGGACTCTGGGCCAGTCGCCGTCTGAACCGCAAGGGGAACACTCACAATACGAAGTTTCGCATCGAGACGTTCCATGCTCTCTTGAGTCTCACGCAACTCGATAGATATTTCCGCAGGCACGCGATACGGGCCATAGCGGGTGGCCTGAATCTCTAATTCATCACGCCGCTTGCGCGTCTCATCGAGGAGACGCCGTACATGCTGTATTTCCTCATCCGTCACCGGCATGGCTCCGTTATCGTAAAGCGCGCTTTCCATCCCGTTTCACTTTTACCGGGGCCGCTGACCGTTAGCAAAAGGTAGTAGTCGCCAGGAGGGAAGTTTGGTACGACCTGGCGAATAGGGATAATGCTTCGTCTCTGGCCGATAATGTCGTTCGGACGATTGTGTGGCGGGAGGTCGATGCCGTTCGGGACGGTTCCATCACAAAGCCGCGCATCACGGTTGGTTGTGATGCTCCAATACGAAATAAATGCCTGAATCTTTCCTGCTTGATTGAGAATCAATGTCGGCGTGATGACGATTATCTCCCCAGGTAGGTAGGTTGCCTTTTCAGGCATATACTCCCCAGACGTGAACACGAAGGCGGGTTGTAGTACGCTAGGATTCTTCGCCAATCCCACAACAATATAGGAGACAACAAAGACCGTTGCAGCGATAACCGCAAGATAGATCAGAACGGGCCGAAGCATTCTGTATATTTTCATGAGAGTGCTCGTACAACAACAAACAACAAGGCGAATACCACGAGGATGGCAACGGGGGTGAACCCAAGCCACAGTTGCACACGCATACTTTTAAGTTGCTTGCGTGTGTCTTTCTGCTCAATCAGTAACTCGTTAATGGTTTGTTGCATGAGCTTGCCTTCTCTCCGCAAGGTGCCTAATTCTTCAAGTGCTTCCTCGCGGAATGCACGCGACGATTCAACCAAGCTCGTGATGGCTTTCAGGAGTGTGGGGTCATTGATTTCAGCTCGTGGTCTCACGTCGGCCTTTGAGGCGTTCACGCGCCGCATCGAGTGCATGAAGTTCCATAAGAAGCTGGTCATGGAGTTCGATCTTTGCCTCATGAATATCCAAACGGGCTTCAGCTGTTTCAAGTCGGGCATGCACCTTATCGAGTTCAGTGCTCACATCGGTGCGAAGTTGATCAAACCCCTCTTCAACGCTATCCACTCGATTCACAAGTGACTCGACGCGCTTATCAACGAGTTCGACTCGTTGCATCACGCCAAGTACATCAGTCTTCACTCCCGAGATGAGTTCTCCGTTGATATTTGACTGGTCTTGGACATGCCGTACGTCATCGCGGAGTCCGACAATTGATTGATCAAACTGCTGAAATCCGGCCTGAAGGCTATCTTGACTCGCCTTCAGTCCCCCTAGCACATTCCCCATATCCGAGAGTTCGGCACCGTAATGATCGTGACGGGCATCCTCTTTTTCGAAAAATGCTCCAAGCTGCTGCAATGTATACGAATAGCGCGAGTCCTGCGTTTTATCCGACGCAATAAGTGACTGGGAGAGCTTCCCGACCTCTTGCTTGACCACCGACTCCAAAACGTGGCGCAATGTTGGCACCAGTTTGGTGTACGCCTGCGTTGTCAACGCTTCGGCATGACGGCGCATAGCAAGCGCGATCTTGTCAGGATCGCCATCCGCAACCGCAAGCGCCATGAGGTGAATGGCCTGCGTGACTTCCCAGTCACCGCCACCTTCCTCATCGACTATTTGTTCATCGCTCAATGTGTGCCAGATTTCTTTTATTCTTGCCTTCGTCCCTCTCCTTTATATTCTAGCAGAACGCCAAAGCCCCTGGTTTTTGCCAAGGGCTTGTAAAGCGATTTCCTACGTGGAGTAGGGATCAGGCGGAAATTGAGGGCTTATCGGAAGACTGATTTTCCACGAGCTTCAGTTTTTCGATATGACGCTCAAGGATCTCGACCGCTTGTTGCGACTTCTTCATGTTCTCGACAATGCCCTCCATGTCCTTGGCGGGAACCGGAGGAAGGAGTTCTTGATGTACTTGATAGGTCGATTTAAGTGCCTGGTAGTTGACCTTGTGCTGATGAACTTGATCTTCTTTAATGGCGATCAAGTCTTTCACGGGCAAATCCATAGATGAAGCCATGTAAACACTCCTCATTATTGCCCACTCATGGGCTTCCCGAAGCGGGACAACACCTTTTGAGTAGACGAATCAACACTACTCACAACCCCAGCGAAAAATGCTGCGGTGGCATAGAACTGTTCCGCCGTCACGCCTTCGTGGCTCGTTCCTACGAAGTCCTCAGTCAAGATCGGGTCATCGGGCATGTCGCCCAGCTTATCGGGCAGATAGCCATAGCGGTTGCTCCGAATCAGGAACATACTCAGCTTATCAAACAGCTTGCCTGCCTGATCCGCCAAGTCGCGCAACTCGCTGGTTGCATCGAGCTTTAGTCCATCCGTCGTCGCCATCGGTGTACTCCTTTATCAAACGAGAAGAATAAAGTATACCATGTTACGCAACACCCAACACGGTAATTGTTCCTGAACTCCCCTTGAATTTGAGCGCACCTGATTCTACATACAGCACCCCGCCGCCCGATGGTGTACCTGATGGAGCCGTTGTCGCGTTCAGGATAGCAATGACACCACTTCCTGACGCGAAGTCCGAAGCTCCAAGGAAGCCGATATTGGCGCGTGCGCCGTCTGCGTCCATGCGAATCACTTCACGTACAGCGGTGTCAAAGACACTGAGCTTCGCCCGCGCCTTCCGACTGGCATCCGTCGCAACAATCCATTCGGCAGATTCAGTGTACATGTCACGATCTGCCGTTGTGTCGCTTTTCCCGACGAAGTGAAGTTGGTGGCCTGTGCCTGCTGCGGGTGTACCGGATGTGGGATTACGGCGAAGAATTAAATTGTCAACAACTGCTGCTGTGGATGCCGTTGCAGCTTCACTTACAAACCGTGCTGTCTCTACACTCAACCCCTGAATAATTGCAAAATATTGTCCTGTTGCCAGAGACAGCGACGTTGAAATGCAGACACTTGTTCCCGATCCTGACGCTTGATTACGTATCGTAAAACTTGCACTTGCATTAACTCCGTTCAAATTTGTTGCAGTAAAGTTGGCGCTTGTATTACCGCCAATCGCGGATATTCCTCGGATACCACTTACCGTTCCAAATCTTATTGCTTCGGCCAATGCTGTATTACTTGCAACATTGATTATAAGCCCCGCAGCTCTGGACGCATCCGTCGCCGTCGTCCAGATCGCGTTGATACTCGCCATATCCCGATCAGCCGTTGTTGTACTCTGCCCCTGGAATGTAAGGCCGGTGCCAAAATTCGCGGCGATGCTTCCTGAACTATCGTGCGCCAGTGTCAAAACGTTCAGCACAGTGTTGGTGCCGGAATCTGTGCGTGTAATCGTGTTGAGCGCAGTGAACGCATTTGCAGTGCCGAGAAGCGCTGTTGTCCCCGTCGCTGGCACAGTCAACGTAAACCCGCCGAGCGCTAGTGTTCCCCCTGTGGTAATGGTCGTGGCGGCGTTCGGAAGGGTTAGCGTTGCACTCGCGCCGTTTGCAACACCAGTTCCGCCTTTGGATGCGGCAATAAGTGTTCCGCTCCATGTACCTGTTGCAATCGTACCGAGTGTGGTGATGTTTGTCGAACCCGCCCAAGTCGAGAGCGCAGTATTTTCAACAGCGTCGAGACTTAGTGTTGTCTTAACCTGTGCAGGTGTACGAGATGCCCAGGCACTTGCGACGGAGACGATAAAATTATTGGTCGTCGCTGTCAGTCCTGCAATCGTTGTCAGATCGCTATCAAGCGGCTGATAGACACTCGACAAACTCGGAATATCGGCAGCAACGAGTGTCCGCCACGTCGGTCGCGCTGCGCCGCCGCTTGTGGGGCCAGCGAATATCGTATTCGCCGTTTTTGTCGGCAAGAAGATGTCGCCCGCGCTGTCGAAGTAACTGAGCTTCGTTGTGCCATCGCTAGCGAGTAGTCGCAAGAGATCCGCAGATTGGGAGGCAGCAGCTTGGATCGACATGCCGACGACGGCAGCAGCGCCGGTCAAGTGGCGAACTTCGCCACCTGCGGTGTGGATCGCACGATTAATAGACGATCCACCCGAGACGTTGCCTATGTACAAGCCGTAGTTATTCGTAACCCCTGATGCAGATGTGTAAACATAAACCCCATATTGATTGGTGGTTGCCCCCCCATATGTCTCCGCATCGACATATGTGCCGTAGAGATCTGTGAGTGTTCCACCTTCGTTGTAGCTGGCGAGGTACGCCCCGTAAACGCCGCCTACTACAGCAGCTCCGGTTAAGATGCCGGAGTAATTCAGGCCATAAATGCCACTAACTGCCCCTGTCCCCTTGTGCTGGGCGATTCCGTTTATACCGGCCATACCGCCAAGTGATTTTGTATTGCCACTCGGGATGACGATTCCGAAGTCGCCGCTATAGGCATAAACACTAGGCGCATTTGCGGAATGATCAATACTGACAGAGGAAAAGATACCTTCAGGAAAATCAATCCCCGTCAAATCGGTAAAAGTATGCCCGACCTTGAATACGTCGCTGTACACTGCACCAGGGATATAGGCAGGAAGCCCGCTATTCGGATTCGGATCGTTACCGAAGATGCTCGTACTTGTGGCGAATAAACCGCCACTCGAACTCACATAGGCGACGGCTCCCCCAGCTTGATTCTGCCACTCTTGGATATTCGCTGTCGAACCGCTACTGTGCCGACGTGCAGCCAGTGCCACGTTGCCGTCTGCGCCCGCCTTGAAGAGATTCGGGCCGAGTGTGAAGGTGTTAGCGGCGGCAAGCTGGGCATAGCGGGAGTCGGCATCCGTCAAAATACCATACCCACTCAAGGTCGTCGGAGTCCCCGTTATTTTCGACCAGGCGAGACTAGTAATCCAACTGGGATTGGCGTAGCTTCCGCCCGTCAAGACATCCCCCACTGTCCATGAACGGTTCGCACTCAGATCGAGCGCTGTTCCGTTGATTGTCAGCGTGCGAGAGAGAGGTGTGAGCAGTGAATCAGCGGCAGCACGGGCAATCGCTTCGTTCGATATATTGGTTGAAAGTGTTGTGTCGGCAGCTGCACGCGTATTTGCTTCACTCGAAATGGCAGTTGCGTTGGTGGAATCACCAGCGATTCGTGCTGCCGTCTCTGCATCAAGTTCTACCTGAGTAGCAAGATCCAAGCTCAATTGATAGTAGCGCGCATCTCCCTCCGTCTGTGTCTGGTACTGGGGATGCGGGTCGGACGCTGCGAGATGGGCAGTCATGGCGACATCCGCAAGACCGCTCAAGGTCAGCAGATCCGACCCTGTAATCGCATGCACCACGGTTGCAGAAGCGGCATGGGCAAATGCGGTACTCCCAATGCCTGCGGCACGGATCATACCGGAGAGCGCAACACCGGAACGGGCACCAACAAAGATGACCTCTTCGGTTGAGAGGCCAGGATCGATGACAATATAGAAATTAGCAGTAGGATAGCCAGTTGCGAGTGTCAGCGTGACGGACGTGGCAGAATCCGTCATGGATGTCGCAAGCGCCGACTCGGCGGCTATGTCAGACCATGTTGTCATGCACTATCTCTCGATTGTACATTGATCGACCCCTGATCGACCCCTTCGGCAGCGCCCGTCCCAATCCAGCTGTAACGCCAAATTCCAGCGGCATTCAAAATAGTCGCAGAAAGCACCTTGTAGTATGCTCCTGTCCCTGTTTTCGTCAGGGCGGTGGCGGCATAGGTGTAGGTGGTCACGACCTTGGATGGACTCTTCAGCTCAAGGCTGATAGTCGTCGGATCGGTTGGAACACCGGCAACACTGAATACCGTCGAAAGCTTGACGGCATCCCCAAGATCGCAGGTGTACATTGCTATTGACACGTTTCCACCGAACTTACTATCTGAGTGACATAGGCAGCAAGGCTGGTATTGGTCGTAACCTGAGCAGCAAGGCTGGTATTGGTCGTAACCTGAGCAGCAAGGCTGGTATTGGTCGTAACCTGAGCAGCAAGGCTGGTATTGGTTACGACCAAGGCGATCAGACTCGTTAGGCATGCCCGATAGGATCGGTTCGATCCGCCAGGAGAGAGTCGATACGGCAAGCTCGATGGTATCCGGCTATGGCCGGTGGTTGAAATCATCGACTCTCTCCGTTACAGCCTACCGCACATCAATCGTTGCAACGCCGTACAGGTTTGTTCCATCGCACTCAAAACGGATAAGATCAACCTTCGCAGCTGCGGTCGAGAGCGTCGGAGCGGTTGCCGTTGCCCACTTGAACACGCTGTTCCAAGTGATCGTCCGCGATCCTGTGCCATCCTGCGTGATCTTCAACACGTACTGCTTTCCTGATTGCAGGTTGGTCGGTGCCGCCATGGTGCGGTTGCCAGCCAGAGTCACACTCGCAAATGCGCCCAGGTTCGTGTTCCAGGAAATCGTGGCCTGGTCAGTAAGTGTTTGTCCCGACTGATCGGACTGGACAGTGCCGTGGCACCAGAGGCTTGTTCCGTCACTGACGAATCGGAACACATCCACGGCTGCGGCTGCGGTCGAAAGGATCGGTGCTGCCCCGTTTGCAAACTTGAAAATGGCATTCCAGGTGAGCGTACGACTGCCTGTGCCGTCCTGCACCAGCTTAAGGGTGTACATCGCACCTGCCACAAGGCCAGTGGGCGCTGCAAGCGTGCGGTTGCCACCCAACGTGAGTGTTCCGAAGCGACCGAGCGTTGTATCCCAGGATACCGTTGCTCCATCGGTGAGTGTGAGCGCTTGCGAGACCGGGGCGACGGACTCGGCAGTGAGGATGAGTGGACTCACATCGTACGTGGTCGATCCTGCGCCCATGGCGAACGAAACCGCCACATCGCCGGGAAGGGTGATGACATATGCGCCATTCCCGCTATCGGGGAGGAGGACGGGCACCGTGAACACGCCACTGGCGTTGGTGATAGCAGAAATCTCATTCCCATAGGCGAACTGGGGTGAAATGACAATTGGAGCACTGGCCCATACCGTTGCCTGGTCAGCACGGTAGAGCGTTCCGGTAACGGTACGGTACGGCATCGATAACCTCTTTCATAGATCGTCCCTCTGGGGCCACCACAGCAGCCCCAGAGGCATAGGAAGCGTCGAAAAGGACTACCCGTCCACGAACACCTGCTCGGCCAGATCCGACCCGAAGGTTGGCGGCTTCACGCGTGGCTCGATGCCGATGAAGAAGACTGCCATCGTTGTGGCCGCGCCGCCCGTTGCGCCGAGCGTGATGGCAACGAATTGGAAGTCGTTTGCAATGTCCAGCCGTTCCGAATCGACCTCGATGATCGACCACTTGTTGTCGTTGCTGCCTGCAAGCAAGGTGCCCGTAAGCGCAGCGCCCGTAATGGACTTCGTTCCAGTGCCCGCAGCCGCCGTTGCCTGCACGACCTGGGCCGTGACCGCAGTGTCATCGGTTGCGCCGACCGCAATCAGGAAGGCAAAGCGGGCGTACGGTGACACGTCAATGTACGTAGAAGGGAAGGTGCCATCAACCACCGAGTCGATGACCTTAATCTGCTTCATGAAGAAGTTTTCGCTGAAGCGACGAACCTCATGTGCTGGCATGGGATATGCTCCTTATGAGCTAGGGATGTGAGAACGCGCTGGCCCTCACATCCCGGAAATCATTCAAAGGAACTGCGATTGTTCCTGATGCGTATCTCATATCTGCTGAAGAGAACTGGGAACTCTTTACAGATTTTATCGATATTCCGCACCAGGAAGCCCAATAAACATCACGTACTGCATTTATGGGCGATTGTTTTCCAAGTTTCCACAAGTTCTCCACCAAGCCGACGCCGCATGACGAAGTAGACCAAGTTCTGGCGGGCGGTCTGACTGTCCAGGTAGCGCTCGACGGTCATACCCAGACGATCCACGATCTGGTACGCATCCAGTGAACCGAAGATGATCGGGTAGGCACCGCTGGCGATATCCGGCATCAATTCCGACTCCAAGATCGGATAGCCCAGCAGAGTCTTGGTGCGACCGACCTCGCCACCCTCAAACTGGTATGCCTGCCACAGGTAGTTGCCGCTGGTCGAGTCCTGCATCTTGGCGATTGCTAGGTACGTCGCACGATTCGCCAGCCACACGCCCTCCTGGCGGTACTGGGCGGCAACCCCGTAGGTCGCCGCGATCAGGCCGTTCCATGTCAGTGCGCTGGCGCTGCCAGTCACAACCTCGGTCAAGCCCATGGCATTGGTTGAGCCAGGTAGGATGCCGCGTGGCTTGCCAACGCCATTGCCGATCATGAACTGGCGATCCTCGTCCAGGGCGACCGACTCGGCCATCTTCTTGCCCAAATAGCCTTCGACATCAAACGCCACGTCCTCAAGTAGGTTACGTGACAACGGCGTCTCAGCCATGGCCGTATGGACGTTGATACCACGCAGACCAAAGGTCACGTAGTTCGGCGTCAGCTGGCCGACAGTGGGCGTCTCGTCCACCCAGGTCACGCGCACGGGCGAGGTGTAGCGACCATCGCCGCCCGTTGCTTCGGGCATCTCGACGCGATCACGGCTGGTGTTCATCTGGGATGCGCGACCTCGGATGATGGTGAGTGCGGCCAACCGCTCAATCATCTTCATCTGAAAATCTACGGGCACCATATATCCACCAAGCGTGTCCGCCGCCTCGACCATCGTGGCGCGAAGCGACTGAATGTCGTCCGTGCCCTGGTTCAAAGCCATCTTGACTGCCGCTGGGTTGAAGACGATGCCTGCCAACAGCTGCTTGTCGTCGCCCTTCAGGTTGCCTTCGCCGCCGCGCAGGTAGCGGTTGAATGCCGCCTTCTGCGCCCAGTAGGCACCCTGGTAGTTCGAACCATGCAGGTCGGTCAGAATCCCCTTGATCGTGCTGGTCTCATCGTTGAAGCGCGTGACATACGCTGCCTTCTGGGTCTTGCCGACCAGGCTATCCGGCTCGTCATCGGCATCGGCTACCACAGTGCCGGTGCGCGACTTGTTTCCATCATTGCCATCGATCTGGACAACCGGACTGGTGCCCGTCGTGCCAGGGAGGTTCGGGCGTACGGGTGAATACTTCGCAGCGGTATCTTCGAGCGCCTTGGCCTCGTTGATTGCTTCGATGACCTTCTCGGCCTCTTCCCGCTTGGACTTCGCGCCAGCGATATCGCCAGCTGCCAGGAGGGTACGGGCCTCGCCCAGTAGGGCTTGCAACTTCTCGTTCATGAGTGTGCTGTTCCTTATAACTAAACTGTGAATTCAAGTTCCATCAGGCGTAGCTTCTCTTCCTCTAGTTCCGTCTCATCAGCTGTCGTGCGTGGCTCCTCACCACCTATGCCTTCAAGCTTCAGTGCCGACTCTTCGGGGAATTCGAGGCCGCAGTCCTTGTATATGGCTTTCACTTCCGCTACGCCAAGCTCACGCAAGCGCGGCTCGGCGGGTGACGGCGTGAATGAACCCTCCATAATGGCCCATTGGTAAATTTCACCATTGGCCTTGACCTTGCGTGACCCAGGGAGTGCCCCACTCGATGCCCCTAGCGCTTTCTTACGCGCCAGCGTTTGAACTGCTCGGGCGTAGGGATTATCCTTGCGTGATCCTGGTTGGGCGACTTGATTGTCCTTCTGCTGGCCCATCTCCTGGACAATTGACACATACTGGTCAGCAATATCGAGTTGCGTTTCCATCCATAGTCCAACACTATCGATCTCCAATACGTCGATGGTTCCGACTGGCTCATACTTGATAACCCCATCCATGGCGTGCCCATAAAGCGCGGGCAGCTTGCCGATATAGTCGAAGATGGCTTTCAGTCCCTTGGTTTCGGGGGTGAAGAACTCGCCATACAAGTCGCGGTGCTTTTCATCACCCCAAACCATGAGATAGTTCCCTAGTCGATTCCGCCCCAGGGATTTGACTGCCCCGACTTCACGCATGATTCGGCGTTGCTTGAGGAAATCATTCAATATGGCACTCTTCGTGATCCAGTCCTGGGTCACTTGAGTCCACTCAGCTTGAGGGGTGAGCACAATACCCGTTCCCTCCACCGAATAGGGAACTTTGTAGTAGGCGAGTTCGATGCGGGCAATCGCGTACCCGTCGTAGACCGCTTCACAGCAGGGGGCGAGATCGTCGTCCCAGTCATAGTAGTAACTGTCAGATGGTCGGCCTGCGGCGACTGCCTGGGCTTTCCGCAGGGCAGTCCGCAAGTCGTGAAACTCGGACTGTACTGCTGACACGAGCTTATCGAGCGGGATTCCCATTGCTTCGGCCTGGTCACTTGGCTCCTGTCCCTCAACCGCCTTAGACGATTTCTTACTCATACTTGCTGCCGATCCTGCGGTTGCCAGCTTAGAATCGTCATGCGGGCAGTTGTGGTCAGAACACAGCGCGCCAAGCGCCATGGTGTGGTCGTGGATCTGTTGATGCCGGTCGTGGTCAGCCTTGGAATTGCGTGACCCCTTTTTCAAGGCCATCTCAAGCAACTCTTCCAGCGCGACCTTGACCGACTCACGCGTATGCCCTTCAGGAATATCGACCGCGACCTGATTGGCCGAGAGAATCGCTGGCGATTCTTCCTCGGTTGCGGCAGGTGCGGTTTTTATGGAAATCGTCGTCATGGTGTTGTTCCTTTGATCAGTTCGATCAACGCCCGCAGGCGTGATTGGGCCGCTGTGGCTTTCATCGCATACGCGATGGCATCGAGTAATACCGATTGAGCAATATCTTTAATTTTTACACCAAACTCCGGTGTCCCGGTATAATCAATCGCTTTTGACCACGCGATTTGTGCCACCTGTTCCTGCGTAATACCCGCAGGAATGTTTTTTACAACACTCTTCAGTGATGCAATATCCGTACGGATTGCTCCGATAGCGGTTGTCGCCTGGGCCGACTGGGCGTTTGCAAGTCGGGCGGCTTCACTCGCTTGGGATGCACTATCACGGGCCAGCTGATCAACTGCCGTGGTGATAGGCGGCACCGTACCGACAACATAAGGAACAAATCCGTGGACAATCTCTTCACGCGGCGTCAGATCGTTATCGTTATGCGCGCCTGTGATACGGAGCGTGCCATCTCCACACAGGATCATGTTTCCACGCTTCTCCATGAGTGGTAATGGGTAGCCCACGACCACGGACGGCTCGGCTCCATTGCGCTTCTGCTTGAAGACATAGAGCGCGAAGGTGTTATTCAGCCAGCCATTCAGATACCAGAAGTCATACCCATCTGCGGATGTAGCAAATCCGCAGATGAGATAATCTTTCCAGGTATTCGGTTTTGCTGGTGCGCGAAAACGAGACATTTACTTTGCCTTCTTCTTGAATGGGACGAATCCTTTGGGAGCAGGCTTCTTTCCGCCTTTGGTCGGTTTCTTCGCCCCAGCTACCGGCGCTTTTGCGCCCTTTACGGGTGCCTTAATCCATGGCGGGGGAGTCTTTTTTGCTGATGGCATGCTATTTATCCTTTCGTCCACTCGTTCCGTATAGTTTCTTGCGAGTAAGCCATGCCTTCTTATTGGCAGATGAACGATCTATCACCGAAGTCGAACCTTTTGTCCCACCTGTCTGTGCTTGCGACTGGCGGTGATCTCCAAGCCACCCACGGACAACATCTCCCGCGATTTTGGCCTGTGCATTTGCGTCATCAATCGTAGCCGCATCCCCTGACACGATGCCTGGAACGTCCGTAATGATATTTGCGACCGAGTCAATCACAGTGGCTACCTGACCAACGAGACTTTGCTGTCCTTCACGTACTGCGACTGCCTGATTGTAAGCTTGTCGATAATATCGGAGTTGTGTGTCATCCATCGCCGGGAATGATTCCTTCACCTCTTCGGGGGTTCGCATTGTGCCATCGGGACGACGATAAAAATCAACTGGAAGTACCGTTTGCGGGGGCGGCTTATACGGATCGTCTTTCTTCTTTCCTTTAATTGTTCCGCTTAACGCCACCGCAGATGCCACCGAACGTGGCGTAACCCGATTTGACGGGTGTTGAATCACCTCGCGGATAACCTGCGGCGTTCGTGTTGCGGGTTTCTTTGGATTTTTCTTTCCAACAATCCCTGGCATGCACTATTTCCTAAAAAGACAGCCCGCACATGAATGCATCATGTGCGGGCTGCGCGGGCACCGCTGTTCCCCGAAGGGCGCGTGGTTGTTGTAAGATAATCTAGCAGATTATTTTGGGTGTCGGCAACGGATACCAGCGGATTTCGCAACTACAGGCATTGCAGTAGCCCGTCCACGGCTTCGTGACATGGATAAGGCCAAGATAAAGGACGGTATCGGTAAACCACCCCACCTCGACTCGACACCCAGGACACAGCTTCCTTCGCACTCGGATGGTTTCGTCATCCACGGGTTGTTGCGCCGTACTAGCCACGAAATGACTCCCATCGTTTCCGCTCTGAAAGGATTCCACTGAAGACCACTCCCGACGCATCGCGCTGCGCTGGATACACGTCGTCTCCATGCCAGTCATGTTGGACGTGCTTAGTAGTGTCCTCCCATCCCTTTTGCAGTTTCGGTTCTTCGGAAATGCAGATAGCAATCAGACAGTAGTTCGCCAAGTCCAAGAGCGTATCCTGAAGCGACTCGCCAACTTGCTCATTCGATGCCTTCTTGTGCAGCGACTTAATCCGACTCCACTTATCCGACATCCGCAGCAGGACGCCCGTGAAGGTCGGAATATCCAGATTCTCTGCCTCGCGGAAATTAGCAAAGCTGTCCTGGTTGTCTTCACCTGCGTAGCCTGCGTTCTTACCGAGATGTGTGACCCACATCTTGCGAAGGTGCCCAAAGAATCGCAAGCTCCCGAAGCCCACGGCCCGGTCGATTGGAACACCGATGACCGTATCCGATTCGATCCGCGATTCCGATACCGTCCCTGGTGATTGAACGGAGTAGCCAAGGCCAACCAGAATTTGAATAGCTGATTCGACATCGGCTTTATTGGGTTCGACGTTGTATCCGATAATCCCCCATCCCCTAGACGTGAGGTGATCGAATGCCGCTTGGGTTTCCTCGGAAATGGAAGGTGCCATGTTCTGTCTCCTTGCAGAATCGATTAGACGCTTAATTCTTCGAGTGTGGCTGATACCGTATCGAAAAGAATGCCAATCTTGATGGAATCGGCCCCAACAAGCTGTGAACGAACGACTCCGAGGAGTGATTCGGGAAGCGCTTGGGTCTCAAACGTATATTCGCCAGGATTCTTACCCTTTTCGGCCTCCTTCATGGCGATTTTCTTCCATCGCTTGAGTTCTTCACGCTGCCCAATACGTAACGCCGCGACATTCCAGCTGCGAGACGCGTTTTGCTGCACAAAATGCGCGCCTGTCTGCGTCGTGGACGTATCCGCAGGCGTTCCTGTCGCGCTCATCTGGTTTGATCCGGTATTTAAGCTACTTTGATTGGCCGCATCCTCACTTGCGGCTGGTGATCCACCCGATTCTGGCGCATTCGGGTCGCGCTCACTCCCATCCGTAAGCATGAGCGGGGCGATTTCCTCGACGGTCTCACCTGCGGCATTCACTTGCCCAGGGAGTAGCCCCGTCTTACCTGCCAATGCCGAGGTATTCGATGAAAGCATGGGAATCAGGCGCACAGGAATACGTAACATCAGGTCAACCATCGAGTCATCAAGCGGCGTGAAGATCGGGTCAAGGTCAGAAGCCAACCGAATGGTATTGATTTCATTCATGATGCCAATCAGGTCGAGCGCTGGCATGTTGCGATTCTTGCGGTTCTCATTAATCGAGAGATCGTTCGAGTACGCGGTATATTCTTGAACGGCGAGTGAACGATCCTGGGGAATGATTGATGGAGCCGAGATGCGATAGCCTGGGCCGTAATACGGTGACAGGACACTATCGAAGGCAGATGCAATCAAGTCGAGCAGTGGTTGCGTCGTGTTGCGCGCAAAGGTAATCTCAGTTGCAAGGCGGCTGTCTCCACTCGTACCACCTGAAGTCAATCCTTCAGGAATGCCAAGTGCCTGGTTGATTTCTTCGCGGTTGAACTTACGCGCATCCACGATTTGCATCTCGTGCAGCGTTTGGGTAATCGTCTGCACACTGATGTCACCTGCGCGGGTGATGGCCGACCGACGCCCTGCTCCAAACTGCTCACGAATCTGTTCCTTGATGACCTCAAAATCGTTCTCATTGGTCTCTTGTGGCACCGAGATGATTGCGGTCGGTATTGCATTGTCACGACCAAAGAAACCCGAGAGGTACTTTGTCTGGAACTTATCGAGTCGAATGGCATCCATCATTGCACTAAGCGGGGACAGCCCAACCCAGTAGTCGAACGGATTCGCCATACGAACGTGAATGATATTCTCGCCTGGAAGTGTGGTTATCAGGCGTGACCGCATTCGCTGGAAGCGGCCACAGTTCTTCGGGCACACCCTCGCCTGGGGCAGCGGTACTCACAAAGATATAGGCATTCCCAAGGAGGTTGAGCCAACTGACCGTATAGCGCACAATAAACTCCCACGTCATCAGGGAGTTTGGTCGGTCAAGCAGAGTGGCAAAGGCATGGTTCGGTGCGAGTACCAATTCGTCGCGGACACGCCGTTTGATGATCGGACGCGCATCCATAGCCGCGATGCGGTCGCCAATCAACTTGTTGCCCGAATAGAACCAGGCCGAGGTGCATGCCGTTTTAATGGCGAGAGCGGTGTCAAGCGTTTCCGCCGAGTTATACTTGCCCGACTCGGACATCTTGTCCAGCAATGTGTAAGCCATGCGCCGCTGATCCGCCTTAGACGCAGGAGGTGGCGGAAATGCGTAGCGATAGGCTTCGGCAAAGTACCCAAGGGCACTTCCGAGCCTATTCGGTGGCTGTATTTGCTGCATGTCGTACCTTGTTTGCTGCACTAGTCTTTTCGAATCTGCGTCCCAGGCTTATGCGAGTTCGTCGGAGCGCCCTTGGCTTTGGTCGCCGCACCACCCTTGTACGCACTGCTGCGGTTTTCGGAGAGCCGACCGTCTTTTGGCGTACCAGCCTTGGGTTTCGTGGATGTGGATTTCTTATTTCCGCTGTTCTGCTTTGGTGCCATTGCAAATTCTCCTCTATTCCAGGGGTTGCACGAGATTCTAGCAGAAGATTTCTCGGAGAGGCGCTAGATTGTGGCAAACAGGGGCTTGTAGGGCATCACATCGGGAGCAAGTGAGAGCACAACAGCATCCCCAACGTCAGGAGATCGTCCGAGGCGCGCTTTTGTCTCTTCTTTTTCCTCAATTTTGACCTTCCCCGAAGAAGTCATGCCCCATTTCGGGGCAGTCAGGTCACGCGTGAGGTTTTCGTCAGGAGGAAGGGCAATCGTTGCGTTATCTGCCTCCAAAAGCTCACGCACATGCCACCAAAGGTAGTCGCGGAGACGATTGAAACTCATCTCCCCCGACTTGTCGCGTGACTTTGTGCCATTCGCGGTGTTGATAGGGATGAGCGGCACTTTCTTTTCCTTGGGCTTGCGGAGTTCACCATTTGACCAGAGTTCACGGCCACGGTCGAATACACCCGCCCCGAGACCGTTCACGTCGATTTTGGCAAGCGCGGTGTTGTGCTGCATATGACTGACCATCTTGCCAGTGGTCTGCATCGTGTCTTGCTGGTCTGTGCGGTCTACCTTGCGAATGTGGTCGCCATATCGAAAAGCCCAACCCGTTTTGTCTACGCCAAAGCGCGCAGGGTCAACGCCGATATGAGAGAGATCGCCCCAGATCATGGCGTCAGCTTTTCCAGGATCGGTGCCATCCTCGATCAGTTTACTCACTCGATCATTTAAGACATGCCACCGTTCAATTGCGGCTTCAACAAGGTGGAGCGGGATAAGCACATCGCCAGATTCGTCCGCAAACTGACCAAGCGCACGACGTTTATACATCGCACTCTCGATACCCCACTCACGGGCACGAGTCTCAAGCCACTCTTGAGTCGTACGACCGGCTGCAATGACTTCATCAATCGTTGCAGCAACCACCGACCAGGCACGGTACTTATCTCGGTCGGTTTGGATTTCAAAAAACCGACCACTACTATCCCCAGGAGTTGAAAGCGCTAGGGCATACGCATTTGGCGTACCGAGCGCGCCTTCAGCGGCATCCCAAATGGCAGGAACAATCGCCTTTGCTTCGTCAAATACATAGAGAATAGCTGCGGAGTGCGCGCCTTCAATCTTCGCTTCATCATTCGATGAAATCGCAAACGCAAAGCGGTTCTCGGTATCGCCAATCTCGATACGGAGCTTCATCAATTCCTTGCCTGGGCGCACGCGAATGCCCACCCGCCACCAGTCGGCTTTGAGTGCCCACTTGTGGATTTCCGGCCAGAGAAAGTCTTTGAGTTGTCGCCAAGCAGAGGCAGTTGTGGGGATTTTACATTCTTCCCATACCCCGATGAACCAGAGGATTGCGGCAGCTGCCGTCGTGGTTTTACCTGCGGAGTGGAGAGAACGAAAACAGACTCGGTGTGTCTCGACCAGGAGGCGTAACACCTTTTCCTGGTATGGAGCCAAGGTCATATGCAGCACTTCACGGGCGAATGCTACGGCATCATACTTGTAGCGTTGGACAGCTTTTTCGGGCGACCAGATTAACGAATCGATGTTCGCACGTTCTTCAGGAGTCATAAACTCCCAAAGCTCGAACATCGATTCGTTTTCGGCTAGTGCCTGAGCTTGCCCTTTGTCGATTCCCACTGCCTACCTAGTGTAAGGTGATGATCCATGTCTGAATGAAGTAGAAAAGTCCCTGACGTTTTGTATCTGGCGTGATGTGAAGCCGCTCGTCAATCTGTGCAGCTACAAAATACCGACTTCCGTACTTCTCTCGTACAGATTCTATCAGCTTACGCTGTGCGGCGGGATGGACAACTCGGGCGATGTCTCCCAGCATATCATCTAGCAACTGCAATGATACAGGTATCTTTGTTTTGCATGTGTATCGTGCTATCATTCGTTGTGGTGCTCCTCTTTATCGGGAAAGAATATTGACGATACCTGCCAGTCGCCTTCCTTAGCCGCAGGATCGAATGCAATGACCTTATCTGTTGCATCATCGAAGAGATCGGACAGATCGAGGCCGAGGTCGGATTCCTCTGCGCCGATCTCATCTTCTTCTGGTTGCCCATCATCTTCAGTATCCCATTCACCGCCGTCTTCCTCACATGCCTGCTGAAGTGTGGTCGGCCACGACTGTGTAGGCTTGTCCACTCGCCCTGAAACAGAGAATGAGGTCAAGCCACGATACTTCGGTGATGTGTAGAGAAGCGGTTCCTGTGTGATTGGCCTCCATGTCTCAAATTGTACCTCGACCATATCTGGATAACGGAGATCAGTGGACGAGAATCCAACTTCCAAGACACTATCACGAAGATACACGGGGAATCCAACCAGATGTGGTCGATCCTCATGGACATTCGTGATGCGACCACGACATGACACTCTGGTGTTTTGGATAATGAAGTCAAACTTGAAATTCGAGATCCCCGTATTGCACCTTCCGCCATTCGCCCGAATGAGTCGTTGCAACGCCGGAAAATTAATTCTGAACTGTCCCGAGGCAGTCATCGGACTCTCTCCGCCCATGCAATATTGCGTGATAGTCACGTCTTCACACTTCTCCGTCTGCGCGCTTCCATCTGCATGCGTCACCGAGACGGTCGATTCATATCTCTATTCATAGCCAAGGTCAGTTCCCCAGTTCGAACCACGATGGAATTCCACATCCGCACCATTGATCGAGACACGCCCCTGTACACCCCAAAGAATCTTCGCTTTCTGGAACGTTTCAAGCGTTATTGAACTGTTCTGCTCATCAAGTTTGGCACGCACCGCATCAAGCGCAGCCTCAGACGGTTCATCGTACACACGCTGCTCGGCCTGCATGGCCGTAAGAGGCATTCGCCCCAGGAAGGACTCATTGATCGATTGCGTGACCTTCTTTCTCATCTCGCGCTGCATCACCGCCCGAAGATCAAGGTCGGCAATCACTACATCATCAAATTCTTGGGGCATGATATACCGTGACGATAGTGTATATCCTGCTGATCGATACATCGGATTTCCCAATGAGACATGCATATTCGGTGGAACGAATCCGCCTATCCCCTGCCCCGACACACGGCATGAATCATTGAATTCTTTACATGCCTTCTCAAACACCCCTGGCCCGAAGTAGTGCCCATGACCAGCGAAGGAGTGCAACCCGGAGACGGAGATATTGACCATGAGATCGCCAAACGCTTTCGTCAGAGGCGATACATCCGTCGTCAGTCCCATTGCCAACGTGCCACTTGAAATAACTTCATTCGCGAGATTATAGGTTTCTTGGTCGATCATACCAGCCTCCCTCGTAGACTCCGCCTCTTGACAATTAAACGTACTCGATGTATAGTGTCTGCATTCGTTGTTGTGGCAGACAATGGACAGAAGAAGCGAGGAGAGCGTGGATTCGGCACCCACGCTCTTTTTGTTACTCCTCAATGGTGAATGTCGCCTCTTGCACATCCTCTTTCGGGGATTCCAGTAGATGCACTTCGGTTTCGGCGGCTGTTTTCCGCTCTCTCGCCCGCTGGTAAATTTCCTCAATCAGCTGCTTGCGTTCCTCGTCGGTAAGTTGATTAAGGTTCTTCTCACCCGTGATATCAGTAGCCGTGATCTTCGTCGGAGCATAGGCACCTGTCAACTTAATCAATTGGTCTTGGAGTTTAATAAATCGGTCGTAAGCAAAGAGATCCGCATCCTCAAGCTTTTTCTGGAACTTCTTATTTGACAGGAGCTTCTCGGCACGTTGAATATGAATCTCTCGCCATTCGAGGGTCGCGAGGTTTGTTTCCTTGATTGAGCGCTTGACTGCTGCCTGCACGTCGTTATAGATGGTCGTCCGAGAGCATTTCTGGTCTGGATGTTCAGTATTCCACCAGGCGTGTAGTTCGTCCGTGCTCAGTCCCTCGACTTTCTTGCCCATGACAAGTCGCTGGCGCTCAAGGATGCGTTCTTTATCGCCTACGCCGAGTGGCATACCTTCGGCCTTTCAATTCCTTGGAGTTCGAGGTCGCCCTTCCGTACAATCAGTACCTTGCGGCCATTTTCACCGAGATGCTGCTGAAGTTGATCGCTCATGATACCGAAGTCCACATTCCCTATTTCTTCGGGAACCCAGAAAACAAGATCGACATCACGCGGAATAACCTGAATAGATTCAAGATCGAATGACTCCTCAAATCCGCGATCATCCGTTCCTACGAGTTGCCATTTCATCGGGTGCTCCATCAAGATGTCCAGGTGGGGGAAGTATCATATGCCGACCGCTGGCGAAGTGTGCCTTAATCTCAGCCTTCACGCGTTCGAACTCTTCGTCGGTCATATCAACTGGCGTTGGTAGGATCTCCATCGGCCAACGCTCGACCATTGCGGTGTCGATTGCGCTTGGCGGCGATTGTAGCAGATCGTGCAGCAGCTTTGATTGCTCGACGCTCTTGGGCCAGCTGCTTGTCGCGTTCACTTTGTACAAGCCGTTCTTCGACGCTTGGCAGCAAAGCCGAGCGTCGATCACGTTCTGCTTGAGTTTGTCGCGTGTACTCCCCCATGAACTTGCGAAATTCCTGAAGCGTATTCTTAGTTGCTGCCACATAATCCTTCTTCACTTTCTTGATTTTCTTCTTCTCATCCTCGGGTGGATTGTCCTCGATCTCTAGCATGGGTTTACCATCCACGATGAATCGACGCCCCCAGCGCTGGACGTACACACGCGTGCGTGGCTGGCCCTTGCTGTTTTCACCAGGCGCAAGGATATAGGGCAACTCCTCTCCTGGGATGAACTTGCGCGAGAACTCTTTCTGTCCAGCATTCTTCGGATCGAGCCAGAACAGACGATCTACCTCAAGGACTGCCTCGACTACAGGTGAAAACGTCTCGGGAAGGTCGGCACGTTTTAAGCGTGGGATCAGTGTATATGGCATCAGGAATTTCCTACTTTCTGTGCAAAGATAACGGCGATCATGGTACGTGCCCACTCTGCTGCAATCGCTTCTGGGATGCCGCCACTCCTCAAAGCTTTGAAGAACGCTATAGCGATATCCGCAGCTAATTGGATGCCGGTATCATTCGGTGTCGAGGGAGGAGGTGTCGCCATCTTTTAGTTCCAATCGAGCTGGCTGCGGCTGATCCATGGCCCAGAGGATCTTCGACATCCCATCTACGAATCGTTCCATTTCGTTGGTATATGCCTGATAGGCCATGTTGCGGTCAATCTCATTCGATACATGACCGAGCGACGACCAGATCGCCATGTCGGAGAAAGCATGGGAGATGTGTAATACCTCGTGGATAATCGTCTCTTCCGACTCTTTGTTTTGTTCGATGTCGGCACGGAAGGTAAGCTTGGCTGACCGGATGTTCGATACGGTCTCGCATACGGCAAGCGCATTCGTGTCATTGTTCGGAACAAGCGCAAGGTAAACCCTGATGCGCCACTGCTGAAGATAGAGTCGTTCCTGCCACTTCTCCACATACTGTTGTAGCCATGCCGGTGTATCGAGTACACTCATACGGTTCGTTTCCTTTGGCTCAAATGCTTGCCTTCTATTTTAGCACAGTTTCGACCCTATGGTAGAATAAAATGCATACACTTATACGAGGTAACTATGATTGCTTCAATTCGGCCAATCACCCATCTCTGGCATGGAAATATCGGTACGTCATGGTGGCATGTCGTGGGGCATGAAGTAGGCAGATTATCCATTGTTGACGACAAAGGACTGGCCTACATTAGGCGGCTCTTTGGTGAAAGCACATGGGTCTGTGTGAACAGCAACGTCGTACCACGAGAGACCACACACATCCTTGTGCCTGACCAGTTCATGAATCCTGTAGAACTCAAGACCCTGATCCATGTCTTTCTGGTTGATGAAGGTTCAATCGAAACTATGACAGCATGCGACACCGTGAATCATGTATGGATAAAACTTGGAGAGTTCATTACATGCCAGATTGGGTATACCAGCGGACGTAGGTAAAACTGTGCTATAATAACGCATTCATTCTCTGAGCGCGACATACTTGGAGACTTCATTTGGATACGCATACACCAATAAAAGCAAAGCGGAAGCCGGGACGACCAAAAACGCCCGACGCACTCAGTCCACACTACACGCGTCGGTCAATCTCCCTGCCTGCTCAGGCATTTAAGAATCTTGACAAACTCGCCAAGCGACTCAATGCGCGGGCCAAGAGTGGCCCGAACTATGGTAAGGCGTCGTGGCGCAACTGGCTGCGTACCTTCGCCTTGGAAGATGTCCCTGAAATTCTTGCGTTTCTCGATTCACGCCAGATAGAATTCGAGCAATGGAAATCGTTGAAACTTACCGTTAAGGTGGAATATGTGGAACCTGATAACCGAACAACCGAAGAAGGAGCACACACCAATGGGCATGTCACAGGAGTATGCCTTCCCCCAGTTTGATCGCCAGCTGTTCGAGGATATCTGGGTCGAGGCAAAGGATATCAAATCCTCGGTGGCAGCACTGCTCGACACGGCAACCGCATACTACAAAACGAACACGTACAAGGTCGAGTCGATGGAGATCGTGCCAATTGCCCAACGTGGTGGTTTCGATATCTATATTCTCACAGCGAGGTAGTGATGACACTTTGGACACCACCCAAGAAAGAAGAACCGAAGAAACCAGATGAAGAAACATTGCCGTTTATTTGTAAAATGGCAATCTTAGGCGACCCGTATGCGCTGCGGGTGCTTGAGGCCCGAATTGCAGGCATTGGTGAAGCAGACAAGCAGGAGCGGTACGTCACCCAACTTCTTCAAGATGTGCTCGGAACCGAGTACGAGATCACCACCATGTCGCCACGGTTCCACGGGAATACTATTCGTCACCATTTTCGCACTGATGAACTCTTCGCATTTTGCAATGCTACCCATGGTCAGCGCGTGAAGGCAGTCCTCTTTGCACTTGGAATGGAGGCGAATCCATGAAAAAAGGCGAACTCGACGGGGCCATTCGACGCGCACTGAACGTGTTTGACGAATGGAACGATGTGACAGGAACGATTACGAAGTACTCCTCCAACTACTATGAGATTCAGGCTGTGATTGAGGATGCTGTCCATTGCGGCGCTCAAGCTGCTGCGGGGGTGTACGAACCACTCGACCGAAAGATCGGTACGCGACATCCAATCGGGCAGATGATCAAGCCGGAGAGTGGAATGACAGAGGATGAAGAAGCAATCATGGACTCGTTAGTCGCTGCATGGAACACATGGCGGCAGTTATTGCCGGATGATGCAAGTGGCGATGAGATCAGGAAGTTCCGCGATGGCATCCATCTGGCCCAGCAGGTATTGTCTGACCGTGTACTCTATCGCGCATTCCCGAAATATTGGAGCAAGCCATGAGATCACATGTGCCATGGAGTGAGATGATTGCTGAGTATGTCGCCTGGTTTCTGCCGCGCAAAGTCGTGGAGAAGTGTTTCTTCCGCGTGATGTTCTACGGGACGACGGGGAAGTATGGCACAACCGACCCGAACGACTTGGACGTGATGACCGCACTAGAGCGGTGGCAAGATCATGGACGAAAGTGAACGCGAGGCGCTTGAGTGGATCGTGTGTATTCCATGGATTGGTGGTAAGGAACCCACGCGCTGCCCGATCTGCCGAGGCGAGATTTTAACACCCGATGATATTAAGCAGTGCCGGTTTGGGCATAAGCCTGACATCGTTCACAAGACGTGCTGGGCAGAATACGAGGTACGTAATGTCAACCGAACAAATCCGAACTATTCCGATGATTAGCTTTAACGAATATGCCTATGCAGAGGTGGAAACCAAAGGCGCGGTGCTCATTAACATGGACACAGTTCCCGTTCCACTGAAGCATGACTACTGGAAACGAAACGCAAATGTCGAGAAGGGACTGCAATTGTGCGCGGGCTGTGACGGAACAGGAAATGACTTCATGTGCATGCATCATACGTGCGATACATGCAAAGGGACAGGTCGATGCAACTCTTCCACGTAGCCCACGGATACCTCGTCACCCGCAATGAAGGCACATCCTACCTCATGGGGCGGGTCTGTGAGCATACGACCTATACTTACGAGGAAGGCGATATGTTCTTCCCATGGCTGGGCGGTATCATGGTGCCCGAGGACTTGCAGAAAGCAATCATCGCGGGGGAGGTCAAAGGTCGCCTCGTTCCCTACTATATGCTTCCCGAACTCTACAAGGTCAACGAGGAAGACCTTCGTGCGTTCTCGGAGAAGACACACCGCTGGGTAATTGAAGATAGTGAACAGGAGCCACACCATGACTCGTGATGAATTCGACAAACTCTTCGTGCCGACACCACCCGTCATTCTGTGCCTTGACGGGAAGTTCGGCCTGGTCATCCGTGATTGGGGCACAAGCGCAGGCGTACAGGTTCCTGGCGAAGAAGATATCCGCGACATTCCGCTCGTGCGTATCGATACGCTTGGCGAGGCACTAATCGAAAGGAAGCCGAATGAATGATCAACAGATCGAAGAAATCGGTCTCATCGCTGACCAAGTAGACAACCTGATGGCAGGACTCCTCATCCCAATGCCCGACCGTTTTCACAAAGATCAGATGATGAAACTCCTCCCCGTATTGTCGTATCGCCTGAAGAAACTGTACCAGGATTGTGGTGGCCCGAACCACTGGGATGTTTCGGAGGAGTAGTCATTCATCCTTGGGCTTGAGATCCAAAGCCCACTGGGGCATGTCTTCGACCATGGGGCGCTGCTTGTCCTCGTTCTCGAACTTTTCAATCAGGCGCTTCGCCGCTTCCGCAGCTGCCCCATCGGTCGAACGTCGTACCTGCACTCTTCGCTCGGGCTGACTGCCATCCCAGGAAGCGAACTCCTCATTCACCCGCTGGGGCTTGTTCGGGTCAATGCCTGCGGGTCGGCGCACGTTGGTATGCAGAGCAATGCCCGAAATACTCATTACCACGACCACCTGCGTGATGACCGCAGCAATCATCCACTCCACTCGAACCAGTCCCGCAAACGATGACGCCTCGATAGCAAGCCCTGCTACGAAAAAGATGTTCAACAATATGACTGAAATCTCGACAGGATAACGCTTCATTGTAAAACCTTTCTTGACGTATGGCGCTCAAAGGATACGAAATTCACGGGCTGGTACTTTCACATCGGGGGATCATATTTTAGCGCTCCGCATTGAGATGCACTATTCTGAGATAACAACCATTTATTAATCTCTTTACACTACGCCTTCATCCGCAATGCTACAATGCAAAGGGCGCTGCGGGCACTCACGCCATAGATTTTATTGGCCCAGGTTTGTTGCTGGATCTGAAAGTCTATCGGTAGTCCCGTCATCTGCTTGCCCAGCGCTGAGAAAGCGAGACAGAGGGCAACCCACTTGCCGTTCTGGTGCTCGTGTCCTGGATTGCCAAGTTCCAGCGTTTCCCACACTTCATCATCAAGGATCAGCCGCACATCAACATCGCGCCAATCCTTACGCTCCAATGCTGATCCCACGAGATACGGTGGCGTTCCAAAGGCATGCCACACCTGAGACCCAAACTCGTGCAGCATCAGCGCTGCGGGCATTCCAACATACATGATAACTCCTTTCTATTGCGCTCTATTCTATCATATGTTATACTCCGTGTGGGCACCTGATACTTTCACGATCACGGGGTTCGTGCTCCTTGCTGACGTGCGAGTCTTTCGACAGGTGCCTCTCAACTTTACAGAAGGATTACCATGTCTGACGAACTCGCTGCCACGAGGCCCAGCGTGACAAGCTCTATGATGCACTCATGGCCCTCGTGGGCGCTGAGAACACCAGCGAATTACAGGAGATGGCAATTGTTCTTCGACTTGCTCCTGTGCCACAAGAGGATAAAGCCGTTATGCTCAATGCGATTCAAGTCCTGATCGATCACGCACCTTCCTCAACTCTACGCTATCCAATGTGCGACGACCAACCTGCCCAAATTGACTGCCGTATCACCGATTGCTGCTACCATAACAATCAAGGCGCATGCACCAATGTCTCGCCTGCTATCACCATGAATCCCGATGGTCGTTTCGTCTGCTGGTCGAGGAACCTCCGTGAGGATGTATGACACCCCTCGCTCAAACCATCATCACCTACGCAATACTGGTCTGCATCTACGGCTCAATCACGATTGCGGTCGTTATGCTTGCCGTCCAAATCTGGCGCTTCCTCAATCCTCGGTAATCCTATGATTACCATCTTCGAAATCTTTGCTACACTCCTCTGCATTTCTTTGCCATTCTTCATTGCTTTCACCTGGATACTCGTGCGTGTGCTCACACGTAACGGTTAGTTGACATAACGAGAGCGATCACGGAAAATTGGATTCATAGGAATT